CTGACGCAGATGCATGGTGTAAAAAAGGCGATTGGGTTTGCATTGGTCGATATGCAGGAGCCCGTTTTACAATTGACGGTGGTGAGGTTCGAATCATCAATGATGACGAAGTTATTGCCACTATTTTAGACCCAGATGACATAAAACATATCTAAGGAGTTTGTTATGGCTGAAGAAGCAATCAAGCAAGAGGTTAATGAAGATGTTGAGATCATTTTGGACGACTCTGGCTCTACGCAAGAGGCTACTGATACTCAAGAACAAAGTTCACCTGTTTCTGAGGAAACTAAAGAAGAAAGCGTTGCTGCTGGTGCAGAAGCTCAAGACCCTTCTGAAGATGAAATAGACCAGTACAGCAAGACTGTTCAGGCTAGAATTAAAAAGTTAGTTACTGCTCGTAGGCAAGAGGAACGAGATAAAGAAGAGGCGATCCGTCTTGCAGAAGTTCTTAAAAAAGAAAACGATGAACTAAGAGTAAGAAACACAACCTTAAACAAAGGATACAACGCTCAATATGAAGGCAGGGTTGGTTCTCAGTTAGAGCAAGCTAAAAAGGCTTTTAAGGATGCTTACGATAGCGGGGACTCTGATGCTATTGTTGCGGCGAACCAAGCTATTGCTCGTATTACCCTTGATGAGGAGAGGTTACGAGTAATTAAAGCTCGTGAGCAACAAGCTGCGGCAACACAGCAACCACAAGAGCAAGTTCAACAACCAGAACAACCGGCGGCACAACCAGATCCGAAAGCGAAAGCGTGGGCTGATCGCAATGATTGGTTTGGAAGCGATCGCGTCATGACCGTTGGAGCCTATGCAATTCATGAGGATTTAGCCGGTGAGGGATACGATTTAACCTCTGATGACTACTATTCTGAACTGGATAAAAGATTAAGGGTTGAATTTCCTCAGAAATTTGAGAATAATGCATCAAACGGGGGAACTGCCAGAGTCGCTTCTGCTGATAGTTCCGCTTCCCGCAGTACTAAAAAGGGGCGCAGAGCCGTCAAGTTGACACCGTCACAAGTTGCGATAGCAAAAAAACTTGGCGTTTCTCTTGAAGACTATGCAAAGCATGTTAAGTGAGGAGAACAATGACGGAAAGAACACCTAGAGCGGCAAAGACTCGTGCAGGCTCTGCACGACCAAAACCTTGGGCACCACCTCAGAAGCTAGATGCTCCAGAGCCACCCCCAGGGTTTATACATCGTTGGATTAGGACAGCTATTCGCGGTGAGGACGATAAGATGAACATGCATGCACGTTTACGTGAAGGATGGGAATTAGTCCGAGCGGAAGAGTATCCTGATTTTGACGCACCAACCATTGATGAAGGCAAGCATGCTGGAGTCATTGGCGTAGGCGGGTTAGTTTTAGCCCGTATACCTGAAGAGACAGTTGACCAACGCACCGAATATTACCGGGATCGGACCCGTGACCAGATGGTGGCTGTTGACCAGGACCTGATGAGGGAACAACATCCCTCGATGCCGATCAATAATGAACGGCAAAGTCGTGTATCTTTCGGAGGTCGCGCAAGCGATCAGAATTAACTTTAAACTAGGAGAGAAATCCAATGGCAAATGCTAATGGTGCTTTCGGTCTTCGAGCTATCGGTAAGGTAGGTCAGAACACCAACTCCACCGGTTTTTCAGGGTATACGCAATACGAGATTGCGAGTGATAACTCAAATTCAATCTTTCAGGGTTCACCGGTCATACCGCTTTCTACTGGTTTCATAGACATAGTAGGTGCGGCTGCTGGTGGAACTGTTGGTCTTTTGGGTGCATTCAACGGTTGCGAATACGTATCCTCAACTACCGGTGAAAAAGTCTTTTCCAACTATTGGCCTGGGTCCGGTGCGGACTCTAACCATCCGGTTAAGGCATTCGTTTATGACGATCCAATGCAATTATATGCGATTGCAACGGATGCGTCTGTTACCAGTGAGGCAACTCTGCGTGGTCATGTGTTTGCTAACGCCAACTTCTCAAGTGGCACAAGTGGGTCTACTACAACAGGTAAATCCTCTGGCGCGTTGGCTGTAAGCACAATCGCTACCACCAACACACTCAACCTACGTATCATGGGTTGGCAGGAAGATGTTGAGAATCAAGATTTTGCTGCGGCTGGTATCCCTGTAATTGTTCGTTTAAACAACCACTTCAATAGTCCGAACGGTGCTATTGCTGGTGGCACTGTTTCTACAACCGGCGTGTAAGGAGGGTATTTAAATGGCTATTTCTCGCGCACAGCTAGCGAAAGAACTTGAGCCGGGTCTTAATGCTCTCTTTGGCATCGAGTACAATCGGTACGAAAACCAACATGCGGAAATCTATACGACTGAGGCTTCAGATAGAGCATTTGAAGAAGAGGTCATGCTTTCCGGGTTTGGAGCGGCACCAACTAAAAGTGAAGGTTCCGCAGTATCCTTTGACGATGCTAATGAGGCATACACGGCACGTTACAACCATGAGACTATAGCTCTTGCGTTCTCCATAACGGAAGAGGCAGTAGAGGACAATCTTTATGATCGTCTTGGCTCACGGTATACTCGTGCGTTGGCTCGTTCCATGGCTCACACTAAACAGGTTAAAGCCGCTGCGGTTCTTAACAACGCTTTTGACAGCACTGTCACAGGCGGTGACGGAGTGGAGCTTTGCTCTACCGCGCATCCTTTAACTAACGGAAGCACGTTTGCTAACGAACCATCGACAGCAGCGGATCTTAATGAAACTTCTCTTGAAGATGCTCTGATCAGTATTTCAGGGTTTGTTGATGAGCGGGGTCTAAAGGTTGCTCTTCGTGGGATGAAGTTGGTTATACCTCGCCAACTTCAGTTCATTGCCGAACGTGTGATGGCATCGAACCTCCGCTCTGGTACTGCTGACAACGATATCAATGCGATGCGTTCGATGGGCATGCTTCCAGAGGGATACGTGGTAAATGACTTCTTGACGGACACGGATGCATTCTTTGTCTTGACGGATACGCCACGTGGTTTCATCCACTTTGAGAGGACACCACTTTCCACACAAATGGAAGGTGACTTTGACACAGGTAACATGCGTTACAAAGCGAGAGAAAGATACAGCTTCGGCTTCTCTGATCCTCGTTGTGTTTTTGGTTCTCCAGGGGCATAGAAGTTTTCATTTTTTCCCAATGAGAAACTAGGGGGCGGGGCTATTGAACCGCCCCCTTTTTTTCACTATAGTTTAATTGTTCCTGACGATTACATTGTGTAATCGACACTAGCCAAGACAGGAGAATAATATGGCTGTTCATTTTACTGGTCCCGTACTTTTTGCTGGCAAAGACGGTCAGCGCAAATGGTTCGAAAACCTTCCGGTTGATAAGAACCCTGATTACTTAGTCTACATGGATGATTTTACAGGTGTGTCTCTTGATGACACAGATGACTGGACTGTTATCAAAGACAGCAGTGCATCAGCAGATATCGCCGCAGATGTGGTAAACGGTGCGATAACACTAAGCTCACAAGCAACCACTGATAATGATGGTGCCTCTATTCAGGGTAATGAAATTTTTGCATTGTCCTCAACTCGTGATATTTGGTTTGAAACCATTATCACACCGACAGACGCAGAGGGTGACGCAATGGATATATGCGTTGGTCTTACCGTAAACTTTGCTACTAATCCTGAAGCAATGCTTACAGCGGCTGATAGGATTGTTTTCCAAGTTGATGATGGTGACAGCAACATTGACTGTGTTACCGAAAAGGATGGCACGGCAACAACCACTGATAGCGGTGTAGATATCGCTAGTGGAACAGCCGTGACTTTAGGCTTTCACGTCAAAGGCACAGGTTCTGTAGAGTTTTTTGTAAACAGAAACTTGGTTGCTACTCATACGACTAATCTTCCTGATGATGAGAACTTAGCGATAGGAGCTATGGAGTTGTCTGGTTCTGCTACCGGAACCAAATCAATGAATGTTGATTACCTCTTCGCCGCACAAAACCGTTAAGGAGTAAAGTATGGCTACTTCCTCTAAGACTAAACCTAAAGCTGCCGCGAAGAAGGCTACTACGAAGAAGGTTTCTAAAAAGGACTTACCTCCTGTTGGAAGCGCGAAGCGTAAAGCACTTATTCTGCGGGGTGAAATAAAGGAGTAGAATATGGCAGGGTCTGATGTAGTAGCAGTCTTTATAACTGCTGATACTAATGCCGCTGATGTTGCTTCTATTTCTGCTAATGAGCGTCCTAATACTGACTTCACAATAGGCGGGACGGACACCTCTGGCGGAGTTGCAACTTTTGACGCAGGAAGAATTGTCACGGCGACCACAACAGGAACGGGTGATAGCGGAAAAACTGTGACCATCACAGGCACAGATGTTAACGGTGCTGCTCAAACAGAAACGATAACACTTCCGGGATCAGCAACCACCACGTCAGGGACCAAATTTTTTAAGACCGTTACCGCAGCGAGTGCTAGTGCACAACCAGCGGCTAATGTTTCTTTGGGTCATGCGGCGGATGCGGCTGACGTTATCTTCGCAGGAAGATCTCGTTTGCAGGGCTTGAACATTGTTTGTTCTGCAACGGCTGGAACTCTAGACTTTAAGACCACTTCTCCTACTGGATCTAGTGTTTTCAAAGTTGGAACTGTTGCTTCGGCTACGGCTACAAGGGATATCACAATTCCTGACGAGGGCTTGCTCTTTACTGATGGGATTTATATTCAGTATACCGTTGCTACGTTTACTACGTTGACAGCATTTCATGCGTAATGGCACCGAAAAAGAAAACAACAACTCGTAAGAGGGACAAACAGCCTCCCAAAACGAAGAAGTATTTTCGTTCTACGAAATCAGGGGCTGGAATGACGAAGGCCGGGGTAGCACGTTATAGGCGTGAAAACCCCGGTTCTAAGTTGCAGACGGCTGTTACGGAAAAGAATCCTAAAGGCAAGAGAGCCGCGAGAAGAAAATCTTTTTGTGCTCGATCAGCCGGTCAGATGAAAAAGTTTCCAAAGGCGGCGAAGAATCCAAACAGCCGTTTACGGCAGGCGAGAAGGCGTTGGAGATGCTAGATCTCTTGGACAAGAAAAACATAACATCAAGTGTAGTCGTAGCTGTAGTTGCGGCTACTATTATATGGATATGCGCCACTCTGGTTGACGTTGATAAGCGTACAGCCGTAATGGCGGTTCAGGTTCAAAAAAATCATGAAATGGTTTCTGCCCTTTGGGAGGCCACCGTAACTGATAAAATCAATAGAGCTAGATATGACAATTTCGAGGTCAAGCATACCCCAACAAATAACTAAGTCTCCATCAAAAAGGAGAAAGAAACGAGACCCGAAAGTCGGCACAGGAAAAAAGCCAAAGGGTAGCGGGAGAAGACTCTATACGGATGAAAACCCAAAGGACACAGTCAGTATAAAATTTGCTACACCATCAGACGCACGGGCAACCGTAGCCAAGGTCAAAAGGATTAAGAAACCTCTTGCAAGAAAAATACAAATCCTTACTGTCATGGAACAAAGAGCAAAGGTAATGGGCAAAAAAGAAGTTGTTAAGATAGCAAAAAGAGGTAAGGAGGCCATACGAAATGCCAGCAAAAAAACCAAAGCCAAAGCGTAAAAAGGGTTCTCCCACTCCTGCTAACCCTAAACTTTATTCAAGGGTTAAATCGGAAGCTAAACGTAAATTCAAGGTATACCCTTCGGCATATGCGAACAGCTGGTTAGTACGCACGTATAAGAAACGAGGCGGGACTTACAAATGAGTCTTAAAGAGTGGTTTGGAAAAGGTCCTAAAGGAGATTGGGTGGACATAGGTGCCCCTAAGAAGGACGGTAAGTTCCAAGCCTGTGGGCGTAAGTCTGCTAAAGGGAGTAAACGAAAGTACCCAAAGTGTGTGCCAAGGGCGACAGCAAAGCGCATGACCAAAGGTCAGATTAGAAGTGCAGTTGCTAGAAAGAGAGCCAAACCGCAGGGAGTTGGAGGAAAACCAACTAATGTCAAGACTTTTGTTAAGAAATCTAGTAAAAAGACTTCTGTAAAGAAAAAGACTCCCGTTAGGAGAAAGACTTCTACAAGAAGGAAAAAACGTAAATGACTACTTCTGGATCCGTTGACTTCGATCTTGATGCCGCTGAGATCATTGAAGAAGCGTATGAGCGATGTGGTCTGGAAATGCGGACAGGTTATGACGCTAGGACAGCCCGTCGATCTATGAACATTATGTTGGCCGAGTGGGCTAACCGAGGTGTTAATCTTTGGACTGTTAGACAACAAACGACAACTCTAACTGCTGGCACTGCTACGTTAACCTTAACCGCTGATGTTGTTAGCGTTCTTGAGGCAGTAATTCGTAGAGACAATACAGATTTTGATCTTCAGTTAATTAGCCGTGGTGAGTATCTTTCCATCCCAAATAAGACCACCACAGGTAGGCCGTCTCAGTTTTATTACA